ACTTAGGCCACGCAAAGATGCACGGAGCAAAAACTTAATGGAAATGATAGACCCGGTGCTGCAGAAATATGGCATGCACGGGGTTGAAGAAGAGGGAGAATAATCCGTGTCTCTAAAGATTAGTATCTGGAATGATGACAAGGCTAGGCAGGAAATCCTTAAGAGGTTTTCTAATGCTACAAGGGATCGTTCTGTCCACGAAGCTATCTGGCGTCAGAATGAACGAACTGTTTATTCTTCTCTAGGTACAAGAAATTCTCTATCTACAAATATGACAATGGACTTTCCTCTTACGGAAGTTCTTTCGAATATTGATCAATCTAATGCAGATGTATCTACTAGCTATGTAATGAAAAACATTCGTTTTATTCATGCACAGATGTCCTCTAACCCACCTATTGTCGCCATCCGACCACAGACATCGGATCAGGATGACCAGAGAAAAGCAGATGCTGCCGACCGTATTGTGCGCTGGGCTTTACGTAAATATAATCTTCAAGAAAAATTTGACCAATGTAACCTTATGGCACTCGTCTATGGTACAGGATTTATCAAGACTGTATGGGATTCTTCGCAGGGAGATATCCTTGAGGCAAATCTTGAAACAGGCGAACTTACACTGGAAGGCGACATTGATGTTGCTATTCCTTCTACATGGAACATCTTCATGGACCCGGATGCCAGAAGTTGGGACAGTGTCAAATGGGTTATTGAACGTATCTACATCGACATCGACGAGGCCATCCAACGCTGGCCCGACAAACGTGATGAATTGGAAGAAGCTCGAGTTCAGGAGAAGACTCCGACGAGCACAGGGCAACAGACTGAACTTAGAGATGTACATTACAACTCTGTAGAGCTATTAGAGTATTGGGAAACAGGGCTACCAACTAATGGATATTTAGGCCGTTACTGTATTACTACAGTTTCCGGAGAGATCATTGAGTCTCCACGTCCAAGCCCTTTCCGTTTTCGCAGGGCTGGAGCAGCCTCCCGTATAGAATTAAGTGAACTTCCAGACGAAGTAAAACAAGCAAAGATTGCCCGCCTGCCAGAGCAGGCTGGACTTCCTTATCATATTGTAAGCGATCTAGATGTACCTAATACTATCTGGGGCAAGTCTGCAGTAGAATATTCCATGACGTTGCAAAATAACCTTAACCGCCTAGATGCTAATCGTTTGGATAATATTCAGGCGCACGGTGCAGCTCGTATGATTCTTCCAGAATCTGCAGAGATTTCTGAGGACGCACTAGGTAACTCTCCTTGGGACATTGTAAAGATTACAGGCAATCAACCTCCCTACTATATGTCTGCTCCACAATTGCTACCTGAATTATCTTCTGAACGTAATAACTATATCCAAGGCATCAATGATGTAATGGGTGTAAATGAGTCTATGTTTGGTCAACAGTCTCGGGAACAGTCTGGCGCATCCATGCAGTATGCGACTAACCAAGGTAACATGATTCGCCACAGGCTTTTTAATAAGTATGTAAATTGCGTAGAATCTGTATACAAAGCTTTTCTAAATCTTATAAGAAAACATTGGTCAATTGGCCGCACTATTCATGTCCTAGGCAAAGAGCAAGCACTAGAAGCTACTGACGTTAAAGGTATGGATATTGACGGAGGCTTCGATGTTGTAGGAGAATATGGTACGACTCTATCCCTAGATCCAATTACTCGTCAGCAACAAATTCTAACTCTACAACCGCTGTTCGAAAAAGCAGGAATTGATAGCCGTATCCTAATTAAGAAACTTCGCATGAATGATATGGAAGGTATCTTCGATTCTTTTGAATTGGCAGGACATCGTCAGAAAGAAATTTTCGATGAAATGATTGGTACGGGAATTTATATTGCTCCCGAAGAACAAATGGATCATGAGAACATGATTGCATGGGCCCTTAGATATTTCATGACACAGGAATTTACCGCCCTACCTGCAGAATCTAAAGTATTACTAAAGCAACATAATAAGGATAGAGCTGCAGTAGCTGCTCAAGAGGGAGCATCGGGTGCAGCAGCGGAACCGGCACCTCCGGGACCAGCAGCAGGAATGGCTCCACCTCCGCCCGCACCAATACCGGGATAGTAAGTTAGCAATATACAAACATACTGGAATTTGCTAATCAGAGGCTTCAACAATTCAATATATTCGTAGCCTATAGGATGCTTTTTTACTCATGTTAGCAACATATAGGATGCCGCCAAGACACGACCGGGACAGTAAGTTAGCATTCTACAAACATATTGGAATTTGTAAATGCCACAAAATCATGCTAAACTTGTGGCAGTAGTAAGGTAAGTAATAATGATATCCCGTGACGAAATTTTAATGGGTCGAGATAAGCAGGCCCCCCTTACTGGGTTAATGGAAGTTAATTTAAAAAAATTACTACAGGCTGTAAATAAACTTAGGGCCGCCTACAACAAGCCAATGATTGTTAGTTCCGGATATAGACCTGCGGCTATTAATGCTACTATTCCCGGGGCAGCTAAAAAGTCAAATCATATGGCATGCTTAGCTGTGGACTTTGCAGATCGTGACGGAAAACTGGCGGAATACTGCCTTAACAATTTGAAATTGCTAGAAGAATTTGGCTTGTGGATGGAAGATCCAGCACATACTAAGGGGTGGGTACATTTGCAACGTGTACCTCCCAGATCTGGTAATAGAGTATTCAAACCGTAACAACAATAAGTAACTTATAATTACGTAACCTAGTGATTTTCCGGGGAAGACCATATTTTATATACTCCGTTGACTTTTTTATAGACACAGTGTATAACTTATTGACAGCGCACATAAGTAGTTGTACTGTAAGTACAAGTCACCGAAATGTTCGGAGACAAAACATCCAATAGCCTATCCCTATCCACTGCGACGGGACGGCAGGGAGAAATGTGCAATGAGTTCAAGTGACACGGGCGCTTCAGGGGCTAATAAATTTGCGGATGCTTTCGGGGATACGCAATTAGTGGCCGACTTCGGAACACTAAGCAGTGCATCAGAGGACGATGATACTGTGATTCGGGCCGAAGAATCCACGCAAGATGGAATCGAATTAGAAGGAGAAGGTGGAGACACCCTTCAGGACCCTTCGGAGACAGTCAAAGCTACTAAGGCTAGTAGCAAAGCTGAAGCCACCTCCAAGGTATCTGGCGAGAAGGAAGTAATCACTGTAACAGATGAGACGGGCCGTAAGCGTAAATTAGAAATCGACTACTCCGATCGTGAGCAAATCAAGAAGATGGCTGCTGCGGCTGCGGGTATGAGAAAGTTCCAAGCAGAACGGGATCGTGAGATCCATTCTCGTAAAGAACTGGAGACAAAGCTCAAGGAAAGAGAATCAGATTGGGGACGTTTGGAAGAAGCTTTCCAGAAAGGTCACGAACATCTGATCGACACATTGAGTGGACGTCAGGGAACATTTCAGGAGCTAATCAATAAGGAAATTGATAAGCGTGAATTCCTAAGAAATGCAAGTCCAGAAGAACTGCAGACCATGAAGGCGCAGGAACAGGCTGAACTGACTCGTAAAGAACTTGAAAAGATCCGCAAGGAAAATGAAGAGTTTAAGAGTACAGTTAAACAGGAACGTGAGCAGGCCGAACTTCGCTCTATGGAATCCCAAGTTCATCCAGTTTTCGAAAAGTATCGTTTTGCAGATCGTTTAGGAAATGCACAGGATGAGCACCTATTCGATGAGATGCTATGGAATAGCTCCCTCAAGAGATTGGAACAATATGAAGAGAAGGGATTAGACCTTTCTCAGGAACTGATTGAGAAAGAATTTAAAGCCGTAGCTAGTGCATTGCGTAATCGCATTGGTGCTCAGGCTCAAAAGAAAGCCAGTCAGGTAGTAGCACAGAAGAAGCAGGAAGCTATCGAGAATGTGCAATCTAAAGTTAAGTCCGGTTCAGCTGGAAGCAGTGATGCAGAAAAGTTGAAGCAGGCTATAGCGTCGGGTGATACCGGCAGTATTTTCAAGAATTGGTCCACCTTTAGTAAAGTACTAAGTGGCAAAAGATAATAAATAGAAAGGTAATTAATAATGAGTTTTAGTAATATTGATATTCCAGCATTAGGTAATTTGCTTCAGATTAAGTTTTCGGATGGTATCCGCAATCAGATCTCTAAAGATTTCCGTGACTGGGAAATGGTTCTTAGGTCGAAAGTATCTAACTCCGCAGCTCGTGAGCTTCGCTTTATGCTCCTCACGGCATTCGGTGTAGATGCAATTAACTACGCTAACCCGGGCACAATTGACTCTGCATTCCCAAGTGCAGACCGTTCTTCCCTCAGCGAGTATACAGCTAAATTCAAAGAAATTCGTGCAACTATCGAAGTTCAGTACGACCTCTTCGAACGTGCTATTATGTCTCCTGAGAAGTACGGCGAGCCTGTTAAGGTTGAGATGGATTCTAAGCTTTCAGCTTCGAAGCGTCGTCTTGCTGCAGACTTCCATGCTGACGGCACTGGTGTCCTCGGTACAGTTTCGAGTTGCACACTTGCAAGCGTTGTAACATTGGATGTTTCTGATTCTGCTCGTGGCCATGTTGGTCTTTT